AGGATCTTTCTTTCTTTATTTTATTTAAACTAAGGATGTTACATTCAAACTCAATGCCACTTGGATATACATATTTCTTAGATGTACTTGAGAAGTATGGTACTGCGTTGTCGTCCTTCTCCGTTTCCATATCATGAGGCTTTATTGAGCTCATTATAGATTACCTTAATAAATTTAAAGAAGTTATTTGATTAAATAAAGATTGAAATGTTGCCATAGTTGGCTCACCCAACGGAAGAAGAACCGCTGAACATGCAATCAACTCGTCCAATGTTGTTACCCCAAGAGCTTCCTCTGGATCAATTGCACATAGTGTTGCGAGCATGTAGATAGAACTTTCTAGGTATTTTTCTGCTTTTGCTTTAATTTCATTTTTTTCTGAAATGGTTAAGGACATTTTTTTCTCCTAAATTACAATTCTGCTATTTTAGCATTGATGATGCTAAGACGAGAAATTATCATGTCTATATGTTGTTTTATTTTAAAATCTGGACTAGCAATTTCTTCTTCAGTCATAGCGTCTTCATCAAATTCAAAAGTGGTTAAATCGAATGTATCTGGATCAAAACCCAATCTAATAATAGTCTTGTATAGATCTCTTTCAAATTCAACCTTAGCTGCATTTAAAGCAATCTCTTTTTCTTCTCTTGATACTGATAAATATCCCATTTTTCCTCTTTTTATTTATTAAGATAATTCTACTATTTTTGCATTAACTGTGTCGAGTCGTGCCTTGGCTACTGTAACAGCATTTTTTGTGTGATATTCAGGATCTTCATCTGGCTGAGTAGAAGAGGCGTTAAAACTCCAAGTGTTCAATGCATAGGTGTCTGGATCGTGACCCAGCTTTGACAAATGCTTATACAACTCTTCTTCAATTTCTTTTTTAACAAGTTGTAAAATCTTTATTTTTTCTTTTTTTTCAATTACTGAAAAGTTTGCCATTGCGCCTCACTTTAACATTTTCTATATATAAATAGTAACTACAATGCAGGATTATTTAACCTTAAAAGACCCGAGTTTGCAGGACCAATTCTTTCACCTTTTTCGTCTAAACCAGTTTTAATGCCCTTCATCCATGTCCATGGTTCTTCTCTATTTTTTTTCATTTTAGCGTCACCGTAAGCTTGACGAGCTTGCATTAATTCTGGTTTATCCCAAAGATTATCAACTTTAAATTCAACTGATTCAAGAAGATCACTTTTAAAAATATTAAAAAACATAAATGGAGTTCCTGCAGGAAACGTTACTGGTTCACCCACCTTTGTAATTACCCAATTCATTTGAAATTCATCCGGCCACCAACTAGAAGGTATTACTGCAGATAGTGGCGATGCCCCATCTATAAAATAATTTGGCGAACCACTAATCCAAGTCTCATAACCTTCTTCCGTGCCAAATGCCCAACCTACAGAAAAAGAAACCATTCCTATAATACCACCGTAAACAAAAGTTCTATCCATGTAGGATTCACCGCTTAGTATTTTCACATTAGTATTCCCGCCGTCCCATTGAACAACTACATCCTGAGGGAGTATTAACTCCCAACCATGAACGTTTGCAGTGGTAACAGGAAGGCACTGGTATGCGTGCTTTTTATAAGTATTATCCATCCAATCTCTTTTTAGCCTTGACTGAGTAATCTCAGGAGGATGTTGATGAGTTTTTGTTAGGGTTACTTTTGTCATAAATCAGTTTGGTTCATCTAATAAAACTTCTATTGCAGCTTTAATATTAATTAGGGCCTGAGCGGAATCAGTTTTTCTTACACCAGCATTATATGCCAAATCTAATAAATCTGAGTTGCAGAAACGAAACATTTTTTTTCCATCTCTACTTATTATAAGTTTTTCAAAATTACCTTGAATTGGATCTTTATCTTGTTGAATAATTTTATAAAATTCATGTTGTTCCATTCCAGCTTTTGGTTCTGGAATTATACCAGTTAACTGACTAAATGGTAAGTCTGTTTTATATAGATCCTTCATATGACTTTGCATATGTTCGGGACTAGCGTTTGATTCCTTAAATGCACCGTACGCATCTTCGCAAAAATCCGTGCTTGGTACAGCTATTACCTCAAATCCAAGATGCTTATATTCATCATATAAATTTTGAATTGGGATGTATTGGGCTGAGTTTGCACATTCTCCAGTTACATTAACTATCATTGTAACTTTACCTTTATTTTTAGCTAAAATATTTTCTCCACCATCCAAAGATGATAATTCAATATCATATACTGAATTTTCAAAATTTTCAATAGTTGGAATTTCGCTTTTATCAAACATTTCTCTCCTATTCAGGCTTAGGATAAGCTAGTGGTTGATTTGTTCCTTTTGAAATTCCCATACTAGGGTCAACCTTACTGCCATCTGAACCATAACCAAGACCGTATCTATGGTTGTTATCGTTATAATCAAACATAGTAACTGCTGAATATTTTGTGCCACTTGTTACTTTTAGTGAAGCGTGTGCGTAAATAAACGTTGAAGGAAACAATACGACATCTCCGGCTTGTGGTTTAAAGCTTATATTGAGATAAGGAAACCACAGCTCACCACCTTCATAATCATCATTTAAATATGCAACGGAAGAAACTGTACACGTGTATGAGAATCCATGATCTGCGTGTACAGCGAAGTGCTGTCCGGGTTTATACCTAACAAAATTAATAGCTTCCATGTAATCCATTTTAAAATTATACAAAGATTCATAGTGGGTTAAGCAGTTTTTGATTCCCCTTTCAACTTCCTCATAGCAGTTTTTTATTTCTTCAAACTCTGGCGTTAACATTGGCCAATGCGCTGGGCTCATTTTTAAATCAACACAATCTCGATACTCTGGTTTTTTTTCATTATAACCAACCATAGCCTCTGACCACTTAAAAAAATCATGAGTACTGTTTCCAATAGTGGCTTCTAGCCTCTCTGGGATATTCAGGTCTCTTGGTATTGCGTTTCTGTAGAGAAATATCCCAAACTTTCTGTTATCTTCTACGTTGCTGCACGATCCTACATGAAAAAATTCCATATGTGTTTCCTTCAATGAATAAATTGTTTAGTGATATACTATATCATATAAGCTAAGCCCAAGGAGTGCAACATGGATTTTCAATCATCTGAAAAATCTTTAGTAGAACCAGGTTATTTTGGATCTTCGAAAGAAAATATTCTCATATTAGAAAACTTCATTGAGCTTAATGATTTAAAAAAAATACAAAAATTTCTCCCTACAATAAATGAATGGATGGATGCTGGAGAAAATCAATATTCAGAAGATGGAACCTGCACCTATGATGCTTCTTACTGGCAAAATAGGCAGTGTAGTTGTGAGATTCTAAGAAAAATTAATTTAGAAATATATGAATTAATAGATAAATATATATTAAAAATGAAATCTTGCCTTGAGGATAAATTCAAAGTTAGCCTTCATCCAAGACCTCCAGTAATAATACGATGGTTTCCAGGATTAGAACAACAGCCACATGCTGATAAGCAGTTGAATGATGGTTCTCCAAATCCGTTTCCTACGTATGATCTAAATTCTCTGATTTATTACAATGATGATTTTACCGGTGGAGAATTGTATTATCCACAACATGATTTAGAAGTAAAACCAAAACCTGGTTTAGCAGTTGCGCATCCTGGAGACATAAACTATCTACATGGTGTTAGAATAGTTACTTCTGGTGAAAGATTTACTACACCATCTTTTTACACAATAACAGAATTGTTGTAATTAGCTATAGGAAAACCCTTCTCCATCAACCCAATCGTTATCGTTGTTATATATTTTTGGAACACCTGATCGTGTTGGTTTTACTTTTGGATGAAATTTATCTGTATAATCCCACCAAGTTAATACAGAGTATCTCATTCCTGATTTTACTGGATTGACTTTATGAGCGTGTGTAAAACCAGATGGAAATACTACAACGTCTCCTGCTTCAGGAGTAAACTCTAAATCCAACAATGGAAAACCCAATTCGCCACCCTCGTAATCATCGTTTAAATACGCCAAAGCAGAAACTGTACAAGACTCATTTGAGCCATCATCAACATGACTAACAAAATGATGACCTTGTCCATATTTAATAAAAGTTAATCCTGATCTCCAAGCAAGTTTTAGATTAAATATTTTTTTATAATGCTCAATAGTATTATCAAATGTTTTTTCAATTTCTTCATAACACGATTTTATTTCTTCAAATTCTGGGGTCAAAAACTGCCAATAATCTGAATGTATTTTAAAATCAAAACATGTTCTATAATCTGAAAGATCTTTTCCATTTACATAGGTTGAATCTGTCCATTTAAATAACTCATCAGAGCTATTGCCCAATGTTGACTCTAATCTTTGTATTAATTCAAGACCATTTGAAATGGCATTTCTATAGACATAAACACCTAGAGCGGGATTCTCTATTTTAATATTGTTTTTTTCCATGTTTCTGAGTAAAACTTTCTTGTCTTTTTAGGATAAATTTAATTGATACATAATTAGTATAAAGCATTGGTGTTATTGGCACCCAATAAATGGCAAACCATTTCCATATTTCAGATGAATAAAACCTCCATTGAAGTATTGAATAAATAACAAAAATAGGAAAAGGTATGATGTAACTCATTATTGCCCATAGTCTTAACCATTCTAAATTATAATATGCTTTTAAAGTATTGTATATCATATAAGGAACACATAAGCTAACCGTAAACAACATTAAGATTAGCATTTGTGCTGGTTTATTTTTATTAAAGTCAACACCAAGAGCTAATATACTAAAAAAAATTACTCCATAATGGTGGTAGGCGATATCTTTTCTAAGATAGTATTTTTTGGCTTTAATTAAACTTAGTGTTTCTATTGCTAAAAGATTCATCGTTAATGACTTCATGGCTATGTTGGGATAGTTACCATGCCTGATATCAGTTATATAATAGTAAGTTAAACCTATTACCGCAATAGCACACTGGATAGTTTTAACTAAATTAGAGGTTGCGCTAGTTTCTCCAAAATGTTTTTTGCCATCCGGCCTAAGTATTGATCTAAATTTTTCACTATTGTATAAGTAATTTCCAATAATAAAACTAAGTATAAGAAAAAATATTGGAATAATATTTTCTGACGTAAAAGGATTTACAAACATCTACAACTCTCCACAATAGTCATTAATCTGCCTTGATCGCTACCATCTTACCATACCGCAGGCTAAGATTACTTAAACGCTGGTGGGAAGAATGGAGGGAAAAACGGTGGGAAGAATGGAGGGAAGAATGGAGGAAAGAATGGAGGGAAAAATGGTGGGAAATAAGGAGGGAAGAACGGTGGGAAAAATGGTGGGAAGAATGGAGGAAAATAAGGTGGGAAATAAGGCGGGAAATAAGGTGGAAAGTAAGGTGGGAAGAACGGAGCGTTTCTAGTGTAATTTATGGTGCTTCCCAGTGGGGCAATAGACGTATCTGTTAGTGCTGTTTTAACCGTATTTAATTCAGCTGAAACAGCTGTAGCAACATCCGTTACGGTGCCGACAACAAAGCCAGCAGACGTGATAGTAGTATTAGCGGTAGAGTCAGCTGTTCCGAGCGGCTATTGTGGGTTTAGCTTTTTTTCTTTTACCCTTTGTGCCTTCACCGTTATTAGTTGCCATATTATGCGCTCAAGTCTCCTAGGGCTACCCATGTGTTTGCAGCTCTCTTAATAAGTGTAGCAGATGACCATTGTGTACGCAACTTAAGCCCTGGAGTTGCGTTTACCGTAACACCTGAAGCTCCAGCTATTGTAACTTGTCCAGCTCCAGTTTGTAAAATTGTTAAAGTAGCGCCAGTAGCCATATTTACAGTATTGTCTGCTGGAATTGTAAGAGTAGTTGCTCCAGCGTTTGAAATTTCAACCATCTTATTTTTATCAGTTAACACTAAGGTGTAGCTAGCTGCTTGTTGATTTAATGTTGTATCAGCTATTTTATTCTGATCAATTGCTGCGCTAGTTGATATATCTGCATTAACGACAGATCCCGTTAGGCTTAGCTTGGAGTAAGCTATGGCTGCTGTAGTTGCAATGTCCGCATTAACAACTGAATTACTCAGTGCTAGTTTAGAGTAAGCTATAGCTGCTGCCGAGTTAATATCAGCATTAACAACTGAGTTTGCGGCGATTGCTGTTACACCACTAGAATCTATAGTTACATCACCTGTTTCTGCAACTGATGCAAGTACGCCAGAAGCATTATAAACTAAAATATTACCAGCTGTACCAGTCGCAAGTTTTGAAAGAGCAATATTAGCGGAAGCGTTAATGTCAGCGTCAATAATCGTTGCGTTAGCAATCATCGTTGATGTGACTGTTCCAGTGTCTCCAGTTGTAACAACAGTTCCTGTAACTGCAGGAAGAGTAATTGTTCCAGAAGCTGTTGCGTTAGC